TTTCTCGCCCGTTGATCGCAACTGCCAAATACAACCCCAACCAAATATTATGATTACAAGAGATCAAGTCCACAATTTAGGTTTAAATCAATGGTGGGTAGAGCCGCTTAATGAAACCTTTGATAAATATAATATATCTACCATTAACCAAATGGCTGGTTTTATAGGACAATGTATGCACGAATCGGGTGGCTTTAAAACACTCGAAGAAAACCTACATTATTCGGCTAATGCTTTAATGCGTGTATGGCCTTCCCGATTCCCCGATACAGATACGGCTGAAAAATACGCCAATAAACCTGAAAAGATTGCTAACAAAGTTTATGCAGGGCGCATGGGCAACATTGAAGAAGGCGATGGATGGCGGTATCACGGCAGAGGGCTCATACAACTCACAGGGCGTGAAAACTATCTTAACTGCGGCATAGGTATAGGCAAAGACCTTTTAACCTCCCCTGATTTACTTTTAGAACCTATGTGGGCGTGTATGTCCGCTGGATGGTTTTGGAACAAAAAGAACCTTAACTCCCTTTGTGATCCATTAAGTGATGAAAATATAAAAGAAATGACCCGCCGTATTAATGGCGGGACACTTGGTTTGGATGATCGTGTTGCTAAGATTAGGACTGCGGTTTTAGTGCTTTCGGCACAAGAACCATAAAATCGGCAAGATAATAGCGTTCATTATTAAAAACGCAATAATTCCCCAATCCTCGCTCATTCTGCTTTATAGCAGTAACTAACCACTATCCTCCGATTGGCATTCATTGGTGATCTATCGCAATGGTATTGCAAGCCGTCAAAGCAAACAAAGGTATTAGCAACGGGTTTGTAAATATGCTCGATGCAATTTAAGATGTCTTTCTTTTCTAAATAATCATCGTAATGATCTTCACCAATAGTGAATTTCTCATCATATATTACAAGTTCACCATCATTGTCATTAAGGAACAAATACCCAATTTCATGTTCTTCTGTCAAATCAACATGAGGCAATTGTTCAACCCAGCGTTCACCGCCATTTAAAGCCTCTACAATGATTTTGGCAACGCCAGTAACCTTGCGCCCATCGGCTTCAATAATTGTCTTTAAATAAGCCGCTAAATCGTCAGCAATTGGCGAATGAGCCTGTCCGTTTACAAAAGCCATATGAGCATACACTTGCCCATAATTATTGGTTTCCTCGGCATAATGCGGGTTTTCGTAGCAATACCAAGCAAATCCAGCCCTAAAAATTTCGCCTTGTAACTTTTCAAAGATTGGTTGTGGCAATGCGTTTTCTATAATTTTCATTTTTAATATCCAAATTGACGAACATGAGGAACTTGTGGAATTTGCGGAACAATATACATATTGGTTGTAGGCGCAGGATCAACAAACATAGGGGCGGCAATATAACCCTGATAACTGCCCTGAGAGTTATACATATTAGCCTGACCACCGCTATTTTGGATTGAACCTACAAGCGCACCTTGAGCATTGTAAAAATTGGTGGTATTTCCGCTAGTTTGCGCCATTCCCTGATATTGCCCATTAGGACCATAAATAGCCTGCGCTGACGCATTTTCAGGCAAAAGTAATAGGACAGATACAACATAAGCGAAAACCGCTAGGAATCGTTTTAGTTTCATTTTGAAGCCTCAATAAGTTTTAAACATTCCAATTGAACAACTTTAGCCAAATGAGCGACCCATTTTTGGGACTTTGCATCAGGATAAGCATTAGCGATATTCATTTCTTTTACCGCTTGCTGAATCTTAATAATAATTTCTGCTTGATTATTCATCTATTTCTCCTAGTAATTTCTTGGTTTGTACCAAGAGTTCTTCTTCCGTGATTTCAAAGGTGCGCTCAAACAACTTTCGACCCAATCCGTGAATACTGGTATTTGAGCCTCTGTGATGGTAGGGGCATAAGGGGATAACAGGGGCATTACTTCTCTTAGAAGTTCGTCTAATGTGATGTAATTCTGCTGGCGTGCCCTCATTGCCTTGATGCCTACATAATGAGCATCCCAATTCAGCGATTTTTGCATATAGCAATTTTTCCTTTTTCGTGGTCATAGCGGTTTTAACAAACTACGATTTATTTTATAATACATCTCATTGGTTCTCAAGTTATTTGCCAAATTATTGTCATTTATTGCATCTTCTCGATTGATAAAACCCACGATTTGACCATTATTTTGTTCATCTAACTCAACCAATACATAAATTTGATAGTCTTTATCTTTATGCGTAATGCGTATATTTAAATCACCATCCTTACGCCTTGTGGATTTGACATCAATTTTTGCCCCTTTTTTTGAAATAAGATCAGCCCCAAATTTGCGAACATCACAATTAAGGTCAAAAAACAGGTCTAAATGCTTGGCAACCATGTATTCTGAAAGAACACCATCAATTGAAATTTGAACAGGGTTTAACAGAGATTGGATTTGTTCACCGCATAATGCTGAAGTTTTGATATTGCGAATTCTGCCAACAATCTCACAAATTTCCACTTCTGTGTCAGTTAAGCGCATTTTAGTCAATTTTTAATCTCCTCAAAACTTGGCGATATGTTTTATCAATTCGCTTTTGCAAAATTTCTATTAAAGGAGATGGCGTTTTGAGTGATTCTTCAATTTTGTCTAAGGCTTTTTTTGGCAAAGGCGAGCATTTAACATCTTTGACACCCCATTCTTTTGCAAATTTTTCCCTTGCTTCCCTTGAAACTAAAGAATCAGGGTATTCGATAACAAATAAATTGTTTCCACTATCAATGCAAACAAAGCGATTTTTACCCCAATCTTTTCTTACATAAAGAATTGGCATTGTTGGAATTAAAGTTATTTTCATTGCGTTGCTCGCCCTTCTGCTCTTGCTGAAGATTCAAGGCTACGCCACACTTCAATTTTGGCTTCTGCGGCAACCAATTTCCATCGTAATTCTTCCGCAATGCCAACTGCTTGTTGAATTGCTTTTAAGTGATCAATGTATGACTGATTGGCATAAGCGTAAGTTTCCTTTGCTGATTCGGTCTTTAAATCGGTTGCTTCTTGCATCAATATGGCTTTAAGCGATTTGCGATATTCCATCATATAAACGACATTCGCCTTTGCTTGTGCGTAAGCGTGAGCATTGTCTCGGATGTAATCCAATGCTTTAAACGGGCTAATTTGTTCCATTTTTCCCAAATCCTTTCGTGAATTCTCTAATTTTTGCTAATGCTTCTTCTTTTGCCTTTTGATCAGCAATCTTTTCTGATTCCAATTTTTGATGCGTAATGGTTGTTTCAGGTTTAACGGGGATTCTTCCTGATTGTTCGCATAATTCGGTAAACGCAATGGCTGATGGGGGGAAAGTCTTATCCATATATTTCAATGCAAAATCCATTGCAGGTTTATAAGTTGCATAAACCCCAAGCATTTCTTTCCATGTATCACGAATCATCTGCGGATCAACGCCTTCAAAATGCCTTGTAAACGATGCTCCGTAAATTGCGCCCATTTTCCCAAATATGTAATCCAAGCCGTAATCGGCAGGACAAAAATCATTTTCCGAGTAAACCGACATTTTTATCGCTCCCCAATAATCCACGAGTTAAACCCGACAATACCGATTGATTGCGTTCCTTGTTTTGATTGTTAGGCGTTTTATCTTTCACCCAATCGGCTTTAAATCCACGCCATCCGTTTTGACAACAAATCACCATTACCGCTTCCAACGACATATTTGCTTTTTGTGCTTCTTTTTCCAATCCTTTGATTGCAGTTTCGGTTACAGGGGCTTTGAGTTTGTTCCTCAATTGAATGTAATCTTTAAAAACAGAATCCGAAACTCCGTCAGGAGTGCTAATAGTTTTTCTTGATGTTGTAGTTGTAGGTAATGATGAAGGTGAAGGTGAAGGTGATGAGCATTGCTCAAGCATAGCATTAGTATTGCTTGAAGCATTGCTTAAAGCATTATCCCACCTTGCTTTTGCTCCTTTTACGGCTCTATTGTGATATTTTGTTTTGTTTTCAACAGATTTTGTTAATTCTTTTTCAACTCGTTGATGAATCCAATACCCATTTTCGATGGTAAAAAATTGCATTAGCATTGCTTTTGCATTGCTCCAAGCATCGGGTGAAAGTTTGGAAATTTGAGCCAAAATTAAATCATTGTCAGGAAGTTTTCCCGATTTCCAATAATCCATCAATAAAAGCAAATATGCGCCATGTTGTTCTGTTGTGAGCCTTGCGGTATCAGAAAGGTAATCGCCAATGTATAAAGGCATCCAAATATCGGTTTTATTTGACATTTTGAGCCTCTTTCAAATTGATATTTGCCTCATCAATTAAGGCTTCAGAATTTTTAATAATTTTTCTAAATTGCCCAATGGTTACGCAAACAGTAACATCTTTACCAAATTCAATTGAATGTTGCTTAAAACAAATTAAACCTGTTGCGCTGGGGTAGATTTCCACCCCTTCTTGTGTGGGGAATGTAATCATAAGATTCCTTTTATCCAAAAGTTAATTAAAGTCGTTATCCAACCGACATATGTATTATAAGACACAAATTTTGATTTTTGAAAGCCCTCCTTTTAAAGATTCGTGCATTTTTATGTTTAATTCTTTAATTTGCGAATCATCATCAAATAAACCTGCGGCAACCAATGAATCTAACAAGGGCTTGACAGGATTATCAATATCTCGAATCCTACGATCAGGGGGGTAAAACTCGAGAGAAACACTCAACAATTGATCGCCAAAAGAAGAGTGTTGTTTTAGCGCAGATGCCACTAACTCTTTGAATTCATTAGCCTTTTTTGTTAAAAAACGCCTATGACCATGAAAGCCCCAATAAGTATTAACCGATGGGGGGAAGGGTAGCGAAAGTTCTATGCAGTTGGTCATCTAGGTATATAATACATTCATGTTCTGAAATTAATCGGAGCATACACGAAAAAGGAATACAAAATGGGAATGAATCGACACGATGCTTATTATGAGCCTGAAGATGATCAAGATGCTATCGCTTTAGAAGAAGCAGAACACGAAGCATGGAAATTGATCCAAAAAGGTCAAAAATACGATTACCAAACATCTAGCGCAATCTACGAAGTATTTGCAGACTTAGGCGTGCCTGATGCAGATTCGTTGCAAGCCGTTATTGATACTGGCGACTTTGAAAAGATTGGTCGCAAGATTATGACTATGGCAATGGATAAGATGGAAAAATACGCATTGGATGATGTGCTATGAGCAAGAAAAAAATTAAACGATTTGAAGATGAATTTAAAAAGGCTTGGGGGAATTATCCAAACTTAACTTATGAATCATTTTTAGAATGTCGTGTTGCAAGGTTGGAATCAGCCATATATCAACACTATACGGAAATTGATGAATTACACGGCGTAATTTGGATGCTCAGAAAAGAATTAGAACAACCAAAAGACAAGGTAAACCTTTATCAAGCAGAAAAAGTATTAAATGCAATTTTTACACTATCAATTAAACAACAATGCGACCTAATGGATTCATCAGGTCTTGAATATTAACCGAAGGAGAAATCATGACTACATATAACGAAATTCGCAAAATTAATGTAAACGAACACACCGAAAAGAAAGGTAAATTTACTTACCTTTCATGGGCGTGGGCGGTTGATCAACTATTACAACTTGACCCAACTGCAACATGGTCATACGGGCAACCATCCGTATTCCCTGACGGCACAATGATGGTGTTTTGCGAGGTCAAGGCGTTTGGCAAAGCAATGACATCAATGCTTCCCGTGCTAAATCATCAAAACAAGGCTATTGCTAACCCAAGCGCAATGGATGTAAATACCGCTATGCAACGATGCTTGGTAAAAGCAATCGCATTACATGGTCTTGGCTTATACATCTATGCTGGTGAGGATTTGCCCGAAGAAGAACCAGTTGATATGACTGAAGTATTAAACGAATGGTTGGAAGAAATTGAAGAAATCGAATCAATGGATCAATTGCGTGATGCTTACAAAACGGCATATAAAGTATTACAAAAAGATCAAAACGCATTAAAGGCATTGGTAGCCGCTAAAGATAAAAAGGTGGCAGAATTATCATGACCACTTTTACAACCGAAGATCGTATTGCCGTTCAACAAGGCACTACTGAATGGTTGGCACTACGGGCAGGCAAAGTAACCGCCTCCCGTGTTGCTGACATCATGGCTAAAACCAAAACTGGGGCATCTGCAAGCCGTCAAAACTATTTGATCGAGTTAGCCCTTCAACGGGTAACGGGAGCAATTGAGCCATCGTTTACAAGCCCTGCAATGCAATGGGGGATTGATAACGAAGCACAAGCCCGTATGGCATACGAAGTGTTTAGCGGTGATTTTGTGGATCAAGTGCCGTTTGTTGAGCACCCAAATATAGACAATTTTGGTTGTTCGCCTGATGGTTTGATTCGCACCGAAGGATTGGTGGAGATTAAATGCCCAAATTCAGCAACGCATTGGGCAACAATCAAAAGCGGTGAAGCACCAAGCAAGTATATGTATCAAATGCAAACCCAAATGGCTTGCACAAATACAGAATGGTGCGATTTCGTGAGTTTTGATCCACGAATGCCCGAAAAGAGTCAATTGTTCGTTTGTCGAGTTTTTAGGGATAAAGACATGATTAGCGAAATTGAAGAAGCAGTAAAGCAGTTTTTAAACGAGGTTCAATCAGAAGTTAATTTAATGAGAGGTTCATAATGGCAACAATTCGATACGAAGTAAAAGCAAAAAACGGATCATACAAAGACCGCAATGGAGAAGAAAAAGTCCGCTGGCATCATATGGGCGTATGCTTTCAAAATGACAAAGGGCAATTAAGCCTTAAAATTGATTCATTACCCCTGAACTGGGATGGATGGGTCAGTTTGTTTGAACCAAAGCCAAAAGATGGTACAGTAGCGGCAAGCGCACCTGCGCCACAAAACACCATAACGGATGATGAAATTCCGTTTTAAGTAACAAAGGGGGTTAATAGCCCCCATCCCTACGGGGGGAAGCGGTGCTGGCATCACCATAATCTGCTCGGGTCTTTACCCTCCTTTTCGTGGCTTCCCCCCACCCTCTGCATAAAAACAACACAAAATTCTTTTAAGAATCAAAGACATACAATATTTTAAATAATTTGTATTAGGCTCTTGTGCTAATGTATTACATATGTATAATACATATATCGACTAACGAAAAGGAAGATAAAAATGTATATCCCAGCATCAATCTTAGTAATCATTGTTTTGTTTCTAATCATGCAATCCCCACAATCGGAAGTAGATGATTTGTTCGGGGCAATTTTTTCCCTTGCATTAATTGTTTTAGGTTTAGCCGTTGGTTTTGGCGCAATTGTAGGTGTTGCAGTTTTGATCGCTAATTATTGGGATCAAGTTTATATGGCAATAGCCACTTGCATGAGTATTGGTTTAATTTTGCTTGTTTTATATGTTGCATCAAATCATATAAAAGGCACTTTAATTACAGTTGGTGTTATTGCTTTAATTGTTGTTGCGTTTAATGGGGTTGTTTACGCAATTCAAAATAATTTTACAGAATTAAGTTTTGTAGTATGCGGAGCACTATTAATTGGTTGTGTAATTTCTTGGATTCCATTTATTAAAAACATCAAAAACGGGAGCAAATAATGAAACTTTGGTATGACGATAAAAAAATCCCATTTTGGGTAGAAGTAGTTGGCGCAATAGCATTGGCAGTAGTTTTAGCAGTAATGTTTGTATCATCCATTTAAACGAAAAGGACTTAAAAATGAAAGAAATCACTATTAACTCATATGGCGCAGCAGTAGCAACACCTTGGTCTGAAGTAGGCGGTTTGATTACGCCTGATATGTCAATCGAAAATTGGCAAGAAAAAGCGGGTATGAATTGGTCAATCGAATCATCGCCTGTTTATTTTCAAGGCGACAATGATGCCGATAATATGGGTTCTGAAGTGTTCAAAGGGCAAAATGTATTATATCGTTCAGACACCAAAATGCCGTTATCCGTTGTTTCTGATATGTATAAGCCTGTTCAACCTAAGGAAGTATTAGAGTTTTTCCGTGATTTGGTTGATGAAAACGGCTTCACCATTGAAACTGCTGGAACATTGCGTAAAGGCAAGCGTATGTGGGCATTGGCTAAAACAGGCAAATTTGGCGAAGTATGCAAGGATGACGGCATTGGCGGTTACCTCTTGTTGTCCACTTCATGTGATCGCACGCTTGCAACCACCGCCCGTTTTACTACGATCCGTGTCATTTGCCAAAACACCCTCGCAGTTGCATTGAAAGAGCAAGAAAACATGGTGTCATTTTCACACCTTGCCCAGTTTGATCACGAAGCAGTAAAGGCTAAATTAGGCAAAGCGGTTGATTCTTTTGGATCATTTATGGAAATGGCTAAATTCTTGCAAAAACAACGCTTGGGCGGTACAAATGCGGTTGAATTTGTTAAAAAGTTAGTATCCATTAACAACCAAGTAAAGCGTGAAGATTACGATATGACCAATAATCGTGCTTACAAAAAGATTATGGATTTGTTTGAAGGTGAAGCAAAAGGATCAAATTTAGTTGGTGATAGCAAGTGGGCTATGCTTAATGCCGTTACCGAATATGTTGATCATCATGCGCCTAATCGCACACAAGATGCTCGTTTGGATAAAGCATGGTTTGGAAGCGGTGAAAGAATGAAAAAGAAAGCGCAAGATATGTTATTAACTGCGTAACATACATTATAATAATCCCTTCAATCACACGAAGGGATTTTTTTATGGCAAATGCCGCAATCAAGGTAAGACAAGCGTTTATTGATGCCAATGAGCCGCTTACATTGGCACAAATCCGCATCAAAACAGAATTGCGTTCAAGCGAAGTGAGTATGGCATTGTGTTACCTAAAAAAATTGCGCCACCTTACACGGGAATTGGTATCGGGAACAGGTGCGGGGCGTAAAGCAATATGGCAATACACTTATCATGCTGACAAATTACCAAAGGCTGAATAATGAAAAAGCAAGTAATCACTTACAAAAAGATTGATGATTTAATCCCGTATGCTCGTAACAGTCGCACTCATAGCGAAGAACAAGTCAATCAATTGGCATCGCTTATCAAGGAATTTGGCTTTCGTGGGGCAATCCTCATTGATGGTGAAAACGGCATTATAGCGGGGCATGGTCGTGTCCTAGCGTGCAAGAAATTAGGTATTACAGACATTCCTACAGTTGATGGTTCAGACATGACTGATGCCCAACGCAAGGCGTATGTTATTGCCGACAATAAGGTGGCATTAAACGCTGGTTGGGACTATGAAATGCTCAACATTGAATTTGAGCAATTAAAGGATGAAGGCTTTGACACCGACATTTTGGGATTCGATGAAAAAGAATTACAAATGTTTGATGAATCCGAAGGCTCAACAAGTGATCCTGTCGAGGATGATGGCAATAAAAACATGATCGTGGTCGAATGTATTAGTGAACGGGAAGCAGAAGGATTGTTTGAAGAACTTAAAACAAGGGGTTTTGAGTGCAAACTTATGAACTAACCCTTGCTTCACCCGTTGCGACATCGTTCCGAGCCACAAAAGCGGCTAATAGCCTTGACATTGATGCCGAAAAGAAATCGGTTCATCATTTCAAGGTAAAAGCAGACATTGAAAGCCCATATAGCATTGGGTTAATCGTTGGTGCATCGGGATCAGGTAAAACAACGCTTGCCAAGCATATATACGGGGAGGAAGCGTTTAAAGAAATGCTTGATCCTGCAAAACCAGTAATCGAGCAATTCCCTGAGTCTTATTCATATGACGATTGTGCCGCCATGTTATGCGGTGTAGGGCTTACAAGCGTTCCGTGTTGGATTAGACCCGCTTATACATTGAGCAATGGGCAACGAGCAAGGGCTGAATGTGCTTTACAGATGGCACGGGAAGATTCAAAGATCATTGTGATCGATGAGTGGACAAGCGTGGTTGATCGCACAGTCGCCAAGGTAATGAGTCATTGCATCCAAAAACACGCAAGAAAGACAGGCAAACGCATCATACTTCTATCGTGCCACTACGATGTGATCGAATGGTTAAACCCTGATTGGATCATTGATGCCAATAAGCAGGAATACACCAATCGGAGGTTACTTTGGCAAGACTTCAAGCGAACAGAACAACTCAAATTTGAAATCAGGGAAGCCGACAAATCAACATGGCATTACTTTAGCCGTTATCACTATTTAAGCGATAGGCTGGCAGGGGGAAAGCAATATTTCTTTGGTATATGGGATGGGGATAATCAAATAGGCTTTATTGCCTTTTCAAATTATGTGCCACACCGCAAAGGAACAAAGATGATCCTTCATGCCAATCGGATTGTAATACATCCTGATTATTGTGGATTTGGATTAGGCGTAATGCTTACGAATCAATGTAGCAAAGTATTAACCGACAAGGGTTACGCCATTATGTGCAAGTTTTCAAGCGCACCCATGTATGCTTCATTTAATAAAAGCCCTGTATGGAAACTGGCTGATGTAATGCGCCATCACAAAATCGTGGTGGGTGGCAATATGCAACGAAAAGGAGGATTTAGAACAAATGTCAAAACTTGGAGTTTCAAATTTGTGGGATGATGAAGTCAAAGAATGTCCCGATTGTAAGAACGCTGAAGGCAAGGATCATTGGGGAACTTATCACCTAAGGTGTTATGGATGCCGTAACAGGATGCTTATTGCTGAATCATGCAAAATTAACAGAGAAGTATTACATAAATCATTAGCAAAGTATGGTGAAATGGGCGAATGGAAGGTAGAACCTAATTGTGGTTGCACAAACAAGTGTAAAAGAAGAAGCCCTGTTGGTCATTAATTAGTATTACAATCACTTTATCTAATACAACCACTTGGATAGATATATGAGCAAAGTCGGAGTTAAAAAAGGCGGTATGCCTGCCCACAAGGTAACAGAAGAAAATCAGGCAACTGTAAGGCGTTTAGCCGCATTAGGCGTTACATACGAGGACATAGCCTCACGCCTACGCATTAGTTCAGATACATTGGTCAAATACTATAAGGATGTCTTACAGGATGCCCGTATCGATGCCAATTCAGTAATAGCAGGAACGCTATACACACAAGCCAAAGCAGGAAATATGACTGCCGCTATCTTTTGGCTCAAAACAAGGGCTGGATGGAAAGAAACTCAAGTCAATGAAGTAACAGGAGCAAACGGCAAAGACTTTACGATTTCTTGGGCTGATGATTAAACTTAAAATGAAATACAGGCCTCGGTCTGTGTTTGTAGATTTTCATGCACGCAAACAACGCTGGGCAGTTGTAGTCGCCCACCGCCGAGCGGGGAAAACTGTAGCCTGTATTAATGAACTAATCCGTAAAGCATTGACCGAAAACAAGGATCATGGGCGTTATGCCTATGTAGCCCCTTACGCATCACAGTCCAAGAATGTGGCATGGGATTATTTGGTGCGCTTTGCTGAACCATTTACAACCAAATTAAATAATAGTGAATTGTGGGTCGAATTGTTCAATGGGGCACGGATAAGGCTATTTGGTGCAGATAATCCTGATAATCTTAGGGGTTTATACCTAGACGGAGTGGTGCTAGACGAATATGCTGATATGCGCCCACGGGTATGGGGAGAAATTGTTCGCCCACTTTTATCTGATCGAAAGGGATGGGCTGTATTTATCGGCACACCCAAAGGACATAATAGTTTTTACGATATATGTAATGCAGGGTCTAAAAGCCCTGATTGGTTTACGAAGATGCTCCGTGCCAGCAAAACAGGCATTATTCCTGAGGATGAGTTAGCAGATGCAAAAAAATCAATGTCTATTGACCAGTACGACCAAGAGTTTGAATGTTCGTTCGAGGCGGCGATACAAGGGGCTTACTACGGTCAAGAAATGCGTGATGCAATGGATTCTGGTCGCATCACTACTGTTGATTATGATCCCATGTTTCCTGTTCATACTTGGTGGGATTTGGGTTATAGCGATGATACAAGCATATGGTTTGGGCAATTCATACACGGCGAAATAAGACTGCTGGAGTATCATGGCTCGAATGGTAAGGACATTCCCTTCTATATCGACTTATTAGAATCTAAGCCTTATAAATACGGCATACATTGGTTACCGCACGATGCAAGGGCAAAGACATTGGCAAGCGGTGGTAAGTCAATCATTGAGCAAATGGCGGCTAGAATTCCCCTTAAACAGATGCGTATTGTGCCTAGCCTGTCATTACAAGACGGCATACAAGCAGTTCGTATGGTTATGCCCCGTGTATGGTTCGACAAAGATAAGTGCGAGGATGGCATTGAATCCCTAAGGCAGTACCAAAGGGAATATGACGATAACAAAAAGACTTTTAGGGATAAGCCACGGCACGACTGGACATCGCATGGTGCGGACTCGATACGCATGATGGCTATTGCTTACCGTGAGGACAAAAAAGAAACTTTTGTGGAAAAACCAATCATCGGTATTAATGTTGGTCGTAATGATGCAACGCTTGAAGATTTGTGGAAGCAAGGAAATTCGCAAATAAATCGAAGAATTTAAGAAAATTTCACACAATTTCTCTGAAATTCAGGCAAAATGTTAGGAATTTCTACCAAAGGAGAAAAACATGGCATCCATTGCTATTCCATTAGGATCAACATATACGCTTGTTCCAGTTACTCAGACTAAAAAAGTATTAACAGGCGGTAAAGGCGGAGCAAAGGGTGATTACCTGCGTATCCTGCAAGTAAGCGTTATTACTCTTGGCGATACAGTCGTTTTATTTGACGGCACAACTTCAATTCCTATCATTGATGCAACTACTCCTGTAGGTTTATATGCCTTGCAATTGGGCATTACATCCGTTGTAGGCGCATGGTCAGTAACCACAACAGGCACGGCAACTGCAATCGGTATCGGCAATTTCACCTAATTAAAGGTTCATCATGGCTGAAAAGAAAGAAATGGTCGATCAGACCTATGAGGATTGGTATGTAGTCGTAACAAACTACGAACGATCCTTTAGGGCTTGGGAAGGTCGCGCATCAAAGATTATTGATAAATACAAGGATTCTTCCCGTTATCAAACCAATCCCCAAGCAAAATTCAATATCCTATTTAGCAATGTGCAGACGATTCAGCCTGCCATTTTTGCTAGATTGCCACGCCCCGATGTAAGTCGTAGATTTAAAGACACCGATCCTATTGGTCGTGTCGCATCTATGATGCTTGAACGGGCATTGGAGTATGAGATTGAACATTGCGGCGATTACTATTCAGCCATGCAAAATGCCGTCTTTGATCGCCTATTGGGTGGTCGTGGAACGGCTTGGGTTCGTTATGAGCCGCATATTGTTACCGCAGAAGGCGCACCCGAACTGGATGATGGTCTCGAAATCAGCGAAGATATTGATGACACAGACCAAACAGTAGAAGCCCGTGAGCCTGAAGAATCTATTGAAAGCGAAGAAAGCCCAGTAGATTATGTGCATTGGCGTGATTTTGGTCATACAGTAGCCCGAACATGGGAAGAAGTAACCGCCGTATGGCGTATTGTTTACATGAATCGCCCTGCTCTTGTGGAGCGTTTTGGTGAAGATTTAGGTTGGAAAATCCCATTGGATACCAAGCCTGACGAATCATCACGCACACGCAAGGTAACCGAAGGTGCATACCAAGCCGCTATCTATGAGATTTGGGACAAAGAATCAGGCAAAGTATTTTGGATGTCCAAGTCAATGGGCAGAATCCTTGATGAAAAGGATGATCCATTAGAACTTGAAGGCTTCTTTCCTTGCCCTAAACCTTTATATTCCAATGTAACGACTGATAGCCTTGAGCCGATGCCTGACTTTACGCTTTATCAGGATCAAGCACGGGAATTAGATACATTGGCAGACCGCATCGATGGGCTGATTAACGCATTGAAAGTGCGTGGTGTTTACGATGCCAGCGAGCCAGCATTGGCACGACTATTCTCGGAAGGCGAGAATAATACATTGATCCCTGTAAACAATTGGCAAGCGTTTGCTGAAAAACAGGGAATGTTGGGCGCATTAAATCTTGTTGAATTAAAGCCTTTTGCTGAAGCATTAACCCTTGCTTACCAAGCAATGGAACAGGTCAAGAACCAAATCTACGAGATTATGGGGATTGCCGATATTCAGCGTGGACAGACAGACCCTAACGAAACATTAGGCGCACAGATTATTAAGTCAAACAACGCTTCAGGGCGTTTAAAGACTATGCAAAACAATGTTGTGAACTTTGCCACCAAGTTATTGCAGATTAAAGCGCAGATTATATGTAAGCATTACACGCCTGAAACTATTGTGCAGATTTCAGGCGCAATGCAGATGAGCCCACAGGATCAGATGCTAATACCGCAAGCAATTGCGTTGTTAAAGGATGAGCCAGCGGCTAATTTCCGCATTGAAGTTACTTCCGATTCCATGATTTATCAGGATGAAGAACAGGAAAAGAACGACAGAATGGCGTTTTTAGGCGCAGTAAGCGGATTTATTAACAATTCCTTACCCGTAGCCGTTCAAGCCCCTGAATTGACCCCATTACTCATGGAAATGCTTAAATTTGGCGTAACGGCATTCAAGGCAGGTAAACAGATGGAAGGCTTGATTGACGAAACTGCCGATCAATTCCGTGAGCAAGCCAAGCAGATGCAAGGTCAGCCGAAACCTCCGCCTCCTGAAGTCCAAAAACTTCAGATGGAAATGCAAGCAGATCAGGCTAAAGAGCAGGCTCGTATGCAATTTGAACAGGCTAAGATGCAGATGGAAGCCCAGCAAAAAGATAAAGATGCCGCACTTGCCGCACAGATTGAGCAGATGAAGGTAGATGCTGAGATTCAATTGGCTAAAGCCCAGCAAGAATTCCAAGCGCAAGAAAATCAATTGAAGTTTGAATTGGAAAATCAGCGTAATGAACGCCAAGCCCAAATGGAATTTGAATTGGAATCTCAAAAGGCTGAGTTTGAGAACAGTAAAGACATATTGCTGACTTACCTCAACAATGCGTCTAAAATCGAAACTGCCCGTATTTCAGCAGGCATAGACGATGGAACTCAGGCTTATTTGTCAAATGTTGAACAAGCAAAGATGCTCCAAGCACACTTAGGACTAGATGAAATGGCTCAATACCCTGTAAATGCCACTCCAACACACAATCGTGTAAACGAAATGTTGGAACAATTATTGATGGAAGTGACCAAACCTAAGAAAGTAATTCGTGATGAACAAGGCAGAATTGCTGGAGTCGTTCATGGCGAAGAACCAACACAAACCCCTGAAGGAATGTAATCATGGCATTAACAATCAAACATACCAAAGTATCGACCATTCCTGATGGTTCAGACCCAACGCTTATCCGCCCTTCCGATTGGAATGCGGATCACTCATTGGCGGGTGTTGCATCCGTAGCGCAAGGTGGAACTGGATTAAATGCGGTAGGCACTTCAGGTCAAGTCTTGGGGACTGACGGCACAAACATGGTTTGGCAAAATGTCGGAGGCGCTGGAACAGTTACTTCCGTTAATGCTTCAGGCGGCACAACAGGCATGGGATTTAGCGGTGGTCCGATTACTGGTAGCGGTACATTGGTTTTAAATGGCACATTGGCGATTGCTAACGGCGGAACAGGGCAAACAACCGCAGGCAACGCTGGTCAAGCGTTAATTAGCAATGGTTTAGGTTCTTCTGCATGGGGAACTCCGGGTCTTGCTTCAAAAGCCTACGATGTCATGGGCGGTGCGGTTAATCAAATCCTTTTCCAAAATGGCGTAGATTCAACTCATTACATTGATGCTCCTACAACGGCAAGCACTTTCCTTTCATGGAACGGCACAGGCTTTGCTTGGGCAACGGCTGGCGGTGGTTCAACATTAACTGGTCGCACCGATTCAGCAACGCCATTTTTGACATCATTGGGAACAGGTGCATTATCCGTAGCCACAGGCGTAAATAACACTTCAGTCGGTTACCAAGCAGGTAACTTAGTATCTTCAGGTAATAACAACTCATTCGTGGGCTACCAAGCAGGCAAATCCATTACCACAGGTCTTGGAAATGTGGCATTGGGCGCAAATACATTCGGTGCGGCTACAACTGCCCAATATAGCGTTGCAATCGGTTTAAATGCGGCGGCGGCTGGTAATGGCTCAAATAACATTGTTATCGGTTCAAACGCTGGCGCAAACGCCACAACCAATTCCAACATTTTCTTGGGAACAAACGCTGGTAATAGCCCAACTGCGGCAAGTGCTGGTGAATGTATCGGTATCGGTTCTAACGCCCTTTCTTCCCAAAATAGCGGTGTTGGTTCAGTCGCAATCGGAACAGAATCATTAAGCAATTTAGGCGCAGGCGGCAACATTGTTGCAGTCGGCTATTGGGCTGGTAATGCTTTAACTAACGGCAACGGCGCAACCTTTATTGGCTTTAACGCTGGTAAAGCAGTAACCACCGCAAACTACAACACCTTTGTCGGTTCAAATACAGGTGCAACCATTACTGGCGGCAACAATACATTTATCGGCTCAAATTCAGGCGAGGCCGCAATTACTATTACTGATTCAGTTGCAATCGGTAAAGATGCTATTGGTGCAGTTGCAACAGTAGCCGCCGCAGGCGCAGTAGCAGTTGGCGCAAGTTCTTTGCCAGTATTAACAACAGGCGCAAATAACACGGCAGTAGGTTATCAATCAGGCTTGGTGCTTACAACTGGTAGCCGTAATACATTGCATGGAACACAATCAGGTAATGCGATTGTTACCGCTAATGACAATACCTATGTTGGTTATGGCGCAGGGTTTAATAAAACTGGCGGATTTAATACATTCGTTGGATCATCCGCTGGTGATGCTGGCGGTGTTGCAGAGCAATTAGTGGGTATTGGTTATGCCGCATTAAGCGGAAATACCACAGTTGATGCTGTAGGTGCGGTGGCAGTCGGTGGTTCAGCATTGGGCGTTATTACATCGGCAGTTGGCGCAGTAGCAGTCGGTAACCATGCTGGATCAGCATTAACAACTGGTAACTACAATACTATGCTTGGCTTTAATGCTGGCTCTTTGAATGTTACTGGCGCAAGCAATACTTGTGTCGGTTATCAGGCTGGTGCGAATAACACAAATAGCCTTAATACTTTTGTTGGCGCAAAGGCTGGCGGAACTGGAACAGGCGGTAGCAATACCATTGTTGGCGCTTCTACAAACCCAGTATTGACTACTGGTTTTGGTAATACTTTGATCGGCGTGGGTGCGGCTACTAACTTAACCTCAGGAAGCAATAATACAGTTATTGGTAACTTCACGATGCCTGCTGGCACATCTAGCAACTATGTGATTCTTTCCGATGGTGTCGGCGATTTAGCCGTGATGTATAACGATGCTGGCGCAATGTCTTTTGATGGCGTTAATTTTGGAAATCAAAACGAGGTATTAAGAAGTAATGGCACATCTTTGCAACCAACTTGGGTCAATCCTAATGTGGGCGCAATTAGAAATGCCACAGTAGATAATGGAATAAACCCTGCTGATACTGTTACCTTTGCTAATTGTGCAACTGGGTCTATTACCTTAACCTTGCCTACCGCCGCTTCTAATGCTGGTTTAACTTTAACTGTTAAACGCATTGATTCAAATTCTTCTAATTCTTTGACCATTGCTTCTGCTGGCGGAAATATCGAAGGAAATGTAACCTCTACAATCGGTATTGGAATTGGCGTGGTTTATTGCTCTGACGGCACAAACTGGTGGGAATTGTCTAATAGTTAAGGAGAAGCAGTATGCAGTTAATCAATGCTGACGGCTTTTCCGTTGATCTTGAAACTAGACGGGTTTACCTTGTAGAAGGTAAATTCGTTGGTTTTATCCAAGGAATCCCTAATGGTGTGAATAACATCACTATTGGTTCAGATCATGGGGAAATAGTCCAAAAATTAAAGAAGATCGTTATCAACGCCAACAATAATCTGCTTTATGTGGATATTGCTGGCAAACCCTATAAAGGAACGATTCAGACTTGGGAATCCTTGCCGCATGACGAACAAGGTAGATTGATTGTCGATACAGTCGGCAAGATTACTAGCGAAGTAAAAGGTTTGGGAATTACTGAATTTGGCGGCGTTGCAATGTTGCCTGACCAAAACCTTAAAGCACCAATCCTGAATAATGTTTATCCTGCTAAAAACACCATCGTGCTTGATTTTGACCCAACAGAGGGCAAAGAAGCCACTTTATACACGGGTTATGCAAGCGGTGGGGGCAAAGTCTATACCGCAGAGGTTTACGACCCTGACGAGGATTTAGCGATCCAAGGACTAACCGAAGGCGTAATCTATGAGTGTTATGTAACGGCTACTTATAGCGGAAAAGAAAGCCTGCCGTCTAACAAGATCAGCGCAACCTGCAAGACTGTGATTAAAGCCCCTGTATTCAAGTCCTGCGTGGCTGGCGATGGCTTTGCAACAGTAACCTATGATCCTGTTCAATTATCAGAGCCTTGGACAATCGACCATTATGCTTATTCAGCCATTAATATGGATGACAAGACTGCTCCTGAATTTGAAGGGCATATTGAAAATGGCAAGATTGTATTAACAAACGACATTAATTGGTATGTGCGTATCTGCGCCGTATGTAATCCGGGTCGTGTTCCGGGCGACTTCTCCGATGCCTTGACTGTTACCCCTGAACACCCATCCGTGCCTTATGCGCCTGTAATCAATACTTGCTTTGTTGCATCTAATGGTCAAATCACGACCAAGTGGTCAAAAGGAAGCAATGGAAACCATAGCGCAAGTGCCAATGTAGTTGATTTGTGGAAGGTTAAATTCAAATCAGCAGACGGCAAAGGCACAGACTTTGAAAAGGATATGGCGGCGAATGTTACCGAATATGTGTCCGACAAAGTATCTATC